CCTGTAGGGTCATGCACACTATTGCTTTTGCGATGAATCCAGTTCTGCTTGAATTGATTCATCTGCTGCTGCTGTGCCTTTTCATCGGAATTGGCGCCGTTGTTGTTACTTGTTGGTTCTGTCCTGGTGTGATCTGGAGATCGTTTTTGTTCTCTAGACTCACTACTCGCTTACCTCATTCTACACTTCGTGAAGATTTTCGCTCTCGTGATATGCGAGCATCCCCCCTTCAACGCTCTAATCCTCATGCTTATGAAGCATCTTGCCGATCAACTGCAGATGGTTTCATCACGAGTTTTGGAGTTGCTCATGGGATGCCTGTTTATTCTGTTTCTCGGTCGCCTAAGGACGCTTGGAACGGAGTTGCTGGTTCACGTTATTATTACTTCGAGAAAGATTTGCGCATGGATTTTGCAAATGATCCCATACCTGACCATGCCCTTACCAAATTGATCGATGTTGATTATTACGTTGAGCGTGGTGAAATTGCGGACTATGTCTCTAGGTCCCGCTGTGTTATGATGTATACTATCATGCCAGATCACCTCTCTCATTGCACCCCAAATGGAAGCTTTGTCGTTGATTCTGACGGCATGTTTTATGAGCATCATTCTGGTTCAACACCATATTCCCATCAGATCTGGGATTGGCGTTTGGATTATGTGACGTTCACATTACTGTCTTGCCTCCCCTGGTGCTGGAGCTTCGTGCATTGCTACGTCGATTATAGGCGTATTTCTGAAAATCGTTACGTTGTATTACTCACTCCTGTTGTTACTGGTGGGTTTTGGGCTGTTTTGGCCTGGTGGTTGTTGGGTAGTGAGAGACCTCTCACTCGTTGGAAACCGGATTCGTGTGAAGACGTTAATATTCTTGCTCGTCATGATGGCGTATTCCTTGCTAGGAATAAGGCCCGAGTGGAACATTTCGTCACTAACACTCAGTACGCTGAAATGCTATCTTATCCCAGGATAAACTCTTCTGGTTGCCAAAAGTTAGTTGGTAACACTGAGGTTACTCAATATGATCTTGCCGCGATCATGGAGATACTTCAGAAGAAGAGGCCCTCTTATTCTGTGAGAGCATTTGACGTACGAGAACCTAGGAGTTACAAGGCTGAATACACTGATGTATTTGATGATGATGCTAAGCCGAAAGGCCAATGTATGTTCCCCCCCATCATCAATGGTGGATTTATCGCCCAGTCTTGTAAATCAGACGATCTTGCCTGTTTAGAAGGTAGATTGTTCAAGCAACAACGACAGATCAAACCTGTTGGTCCTAAGTATTATCGTTATTTAGACGAGTACGCCGTTCACATATTCCCAGCTCCCGGAGTATTGACCCCCTTGACAGAGGATGAGGTCCTTGGTGAAGCGTCTAGTGTACAGCGTAAGAAGTACGAAAATGCTATCGATTCTCAGGGCGATTATGATCACAAAGCTTTTCAGAAGACCGAATTTTATGATTCTGTAAAGGATCCGCGAAATATCTCCGCTGTTGACCCAAAACATGTTGTTAAGATGACTAAGTTCACTAAACCACTTAGCAAACATTTGAAAGATAATGCCAAATGGTATATGTTTGGGAAGACCCCGGAGGAATTGGCTCGTTGCGTCCGCCAAATTTTGGATCATGGCGGTGAAACTCTGGTGGAGGGTGACTTTAGTAAATATGATGGCACACAGTCAACGTTCGTAGTTGATTTGAATCTTGCCGTTATGTTGCGGGCCTACCCTGCTGAATATCACGATGAAATTCGTGAACTCAGATATGACTTGTCATATTCCACCTTCCGCACTGAGCACAAGTTAAGATATAACACGGAAGACTCTCAGAAGAGTGGTTCTGCGACGACTAGTGTCGATAATACCACTACTCATGGCTTTTGTCAGTATGCACATTTCCGTGGCCTAGGTTTCTCTCCTAAAGAGGCTTATGCCCGCATTGGTCTTTGCGCCGGAGATGATGGTTTAATGCGTACTCCCGATTCTAAGGCCTATGAGTCAACTTGTTCCGACCTCAATTTCTCCCTTAAATGCACTTTACGTGAGCCCAACGATCCTGTTGGCTTTCTTGGGAGGATATGGACACATTGGGGTAAGGAGGAAAGCTTTTTTGATCCTTTTCGCGCGCTGAATAAGTTTCATTGTTCTGATAATTCAGATCGTCGTATGGACCGTAATGTTCTTGCTTGGCGGAAGGCTGCTGGGTATTTTGTAACTGATGCTGGTAATTTTATTGGCCACATCGCTTATAAGATCCTCAAAGTTACTGGTGCGGGTACCACAGAAACCGTGGAGAGGAGAGAATGGATGAAAGGCATTCTCCCCGAAAATACCCGTATGACCACTGAAAATCTCCTTGAGAGATTTAGCCTTAGTGGTGCAGTATTTCCTGTCCGTGAGTCTGATCCCATCACATGTAAGTATGAGGATGGCACATACGATGATGCTCTTGTTCATTTGGCTGGCCAGATTAATCGCCCAATTGATTTAATCATGAGCTGGTACCGAGGATTCTTGTTAATAGAGGATCTCGATGATATCGGTTTACTTCATGATATTCCCACACCTGACACCACCCCTATTACTGTTACTGTTGATGGTGTCACGATTGGCCCGCCTATGGCTCCCGCGCCTGTTGTTCCAGACGTGCAGGTGCCTGTTTGTCACGCAATGTTTACGAAGAGGAAGTGCCCCCGTGGTACTCTTTGCAAATTTCTCCACGATACTGATGGCATTTGTTTTGATTATTGTAATAACAAATGCACGCGTAAAGTTTGCAAACGCCGACATATTCCTCTGTCGGCCGCGCTTTGATCTTCCGCGTCCCTGAAAGACGTTAAACTTGCCACGTGATCTGTGGAATACGAAAATTCCCAAACCCCGGAGCGCGAGTCTAAATACTTTCTTTGCTTGTTTTTATTTTCTCTTTTATGTCTTCTAAGTCTAAAAAGTCCCAATCCCAGAAGAAGCCCAAGGTTCAACGTAAGGGCAAACCCAAGAAGAAGCATCCCAATGGCACGTATTTTGTGCCACTTGGTTCTACAGTTGGAGGTCTTCTTGGTGCTGCCATGGGTGGCCCCCCTGGAGCTGCTGCTGGAGCTGTTATTGGAGGTTCGCTTGGAGGCATGGCCGCACAGATTACTGGTGTCGGTACCTACCATGTCAAGCGAAATTCTTTCCTCCCTGGATCTTCCATCCCAGTCGTTGAGAATCGTAAACGACTAAATGATGGTTCCACGATATACACCAAACACGAATATCTTGGTGATATCATTACATCTTCAGTTGCTCGTGCCTTCAAACTTCAGTCTTTTTCCATCAACCCAGGTCAGGAGACCACTTTTCCTCTCCTTTCTCAGCTTGCTGAGAATTTTGATGAGTATGAGTTTGAGGGCCTTGTATTCATGTTTCGCTCAATGAGTGCCGATGCGCTGAACAACGTCGACACGTCCCTTGGTACTGTTATAATGTCTACTAATTATAACGCTGCCAACCCCAACTTTGCCACAAAAGCAGAGATGGAGGAATATGAATATTCCACTTCCGCCCGTCCTTCGATCAACCAATTGCATTACGTTGAATGCGATCCCAATCAAAACGTCTTTGATTCATTGTTCATTAGGCCACTTGCCCCGGCCTCCGGTACTGACATCCGTCTTTACGATCTTGGAGTTTTCCAGATCGCAACTTCCGGTTTTCAAGGCACCAATGTTAATATTGGTGAGCTTTGGGTTACTTACCAGGTCAGGTTGCGTAAGTCAAAGCTTTGGTCTGCTCTTGGAAACAGTAATGTTGTTGCTCATTGCAACTCACTTACTGGTGTCGCCAATGCCACTCCTCTTGGTACTGGCCCCTTTTCTCAGGGAAATACCGGCTCCGGTCTGTTTATTAAGACCGGGAATACATTGACGTTCCCCTTGTCCCCTGTAAACCAGAATTATTTGGTTTACACGTACTGGGGAGGCACAAACACTGTTCTCAACGGTCCAGGTTTGGCTTTCAATTCCGCAATGACTCCTATTCTTGGTATTGTTGCTGGTCTTGTTAGTGGTGCTCAAGCGCCTCCCAATGGTGGGAATTCTGCAAGTTTTGTTCAGATTTCCACTATCACTGTTCTTGCCAATCAACTCGGTGTGTACACTTGGGGTGCTGCGGGTACTCTACCCACAGCATTGACTGATTTCGAAATGCTCATTGTCCAACTTCCCACTCTTCTGGCACCCTGATTGGTATAGCTCCCTGACATTATAATTTGAACCACCCGCATATTCCGGTGGGTCTTTTGTTTTGTTGAGATGTGAGCGTACCAACAGCTTCTAATTCTAATCTTTTCTTTTTCTTTCAATAAAATAAAACCTTCCAATAAACAATGAAAACAAAATCTTACTATAAATATTTTAAAATTAAAATTGCTTCGCGCTTCGTGGTTGCTCCC